ACTACGTTATCAGTAGCTGCATCACCCATAGTAATTGTACCACCGTTAAAAGTTGTAGTACCTGTGACTGTTAGATTACCACCTACTGCAACATTACCAGTTGTAGTAATTGTATCTGTATATGTATCTTTAAATCTTAAACTTGTTGTACCTAAATCTATATCACTATCTGTTACTGGTATGATAGCTCCATCAGCTATATATAACTGTTGTACAGAACTACTTGATACTTGTACATAAAATTCTATAAAGTTATTAGTAGTATCTATTAAGACTTTGTTGTTTGGAGAAGTTTCACCAGCATCACCAATTAATCCTATAACTGGTCCACTTGCTGCTGTACCATCATGGCTGTGACCTGTAGAGTTATGAAATGCATTAACTAACTGATTGTATTCATTATTGAACAATGCAGAAGTAATTGTATCTCCGTCTGCAAAAGAACTTTGTCTTGTATATCCTGCCATTATTTATTCTCCAATTTTGTTTTTAATTCTTCTACTTCTGCTGATAGTTCTTTTACTGCGTTTACCAAGTACCAAGTTAGGTTATCAGGATTTACAGCTTTTACACCTGTTGATTGTGTAGTAACCATATCAGGTAAAATTGTTTCTATTTCTTGAGCTATAACTCCTAGTTGTACTCCTTCTTGTTTTACAACAGCAGATGCAGGATTTTCAAAATCTGTAATTTCATCTTCAGTTCTATATTCAAAGTTTTTAACTTGTATTTCTTTAATAGCATCAAGACCAGTATTGTTATCTTCTATATTCTTTTTAATTCTTCTATCAGAGGTTGTTGACCAAGATGATGAGTTAGCTCCGTTATAAGCTCCACTTGTACCACCAATCATAGCAGTTTGATTACCTTTACCTGCCTGTATACGCCCAATTACTATTTCATTTTCTGATGCTGGATGACTAGCCTGAGTTGCCATTCCAAGATAAGTGTTATAGCTTCCAGTAGTAATTGCTGTAACATAATTACCTGCTCTTTCTCCAACATAAACATTTTGTGTTCCTGTTGTATTAGCACCACCTGCATTTGCTCCAAATCCTGTGTTTTCACCACCTGTAGTGTCATCTTCTAAAGCCTTATAACCAACTGCTGTGTTACCACCTGATGTAGTGTTTGAACTTAAAGCTAAAACACCTACTGCTGTGTTTACAGTACCTGTAGTGTTTACTAACAAAGCACTATTACCAACTGCTGTATTATTAGAAGCAGTGGTATTTTGACTTAAAGAATTAAAACCAACTGCTGTATTCTGATTACCTGAGCTATTATTCAAAAGAGAACTTGCACCTACAGCTACACAATCGTAACTACTTGTACTTGATTCCATAGCTTTATAACCTATAGCAACAACTCCTGTTGTATCTAAGTCTCTTGCAGCATTAAACCCAACTGCTGTATTTCCTATACGATTAACAGCAGTAGTTAATGCACTATCACCTATTGCAACATTTCCATTTGCAGTCTGATTTGCATCTAGTGCATTTCTACCTATAGCTACATTTTCACCACCAGTTGTATTAACTGCCATAGCATTTTGACCGATAGCAATATTTCTATCGCCTTCAGTATTGCTTGTTAAAGAACTTTCTCCAACTGCTGTATTACTATGCCCACCAACATTAGCATCAAGTGAGTTTCTTCCTACTGCTACGTTATCGTAACCTGTAGTGTTTTTTAATAAAGCCTGTGAACCAACTGCGGTGTTATTAGTACCTGATGTAGTTTCTTTTGCAGCACTTTGACCTATAGCAGTATTATGAGCTCCAGTAGTATCAGTCATAGAGTTATAACCAACAGCAGTATTATTACTTGATGTTGTGTTAGTGCTTAATGCACCATAACCCATAGCTGTATTTGCAACACCAGTTGTATTTGCATCAAGAGCTAAAGAGCCAACAGCTACGTTTGAATGACCTGTAGTGTTTGATTGTAAGGCTTCTTTACCAATCGCTACATTATTATCTGCTGTTGTATTATTACCTAAAGAATCATAACCAATTGCAACATTATTTGAACCAGTTGTATTTCTTTGTAAAGAATATGCTCCAACTGCTACGGCATCACTTCCTGTGGTATTTAATGTTAATGATTTAAAACCAAATCCTGCGTTATCATTACCACTTGTTAAAGAAGCAAAAGCAGTATCACCAACACCAGTATTATTAGAGGCACTTGATAATGTTCCTGTACCTGCATTTTGACTTATTAAAATACTATTAACAAAGTTTGTAGTATCTGCTAATATTCCTATTTCTAATAATTGATTTGTTACTTTTGTTATTGCCATTTATTTATCTCCTGCCTGAAGGTATAAAGTCTACATAAAAACCATTAATTGTATATGGTGCTTTTGTATCGTCACTTATAATTGTAAAATTGTTACTTGTCCCACTACCTTGTAACGGAACTCTTATTAAAGGATTATCTCCACCACCGAAGACGTTTGTATTAAACAAAGCATCTCCAAACTTTGAAGGTGGATTAATTACTCCTATATCAAATAAATCTGAAGGTTGTGGTATATCTGTATTACCATAATCAAATCTAACTTGTACATCAGGTTCAACAATACCTTCTGCACTTGCTGAAACTCTAACATAGTGTAAAGTTTTTAGAGTTCCTAAATCACCATAGTCATAGTTAGGTGTTTCATATCTTGCTAGTATGTTAGCACCATCAAAGTTATTGCCGGTATCGTGTTGATAAACATATCCGTTTGTATCACCATGATAATATTGTTCTACATTATTATTATCAAATCCTGAACCAATAGCAGTAACTTCTAAACTTCTTGTTTCTGACCACTGAAACCCATCAGGTCTTAGTGTTCCTATAATTCCTTTTTGTTGTGTTTGTTCTAAACTTGTATCTGTGTAAAATAATCTGTATTGTGATTTTTCTCTTAATACAACACTGTCTATTACAAATGTATTTATATTTTCTGCTAGTTCAGTTACTAAAGGTTGTATAGCTTTACTAACTGTACCTAACTCAACGTCACCAATTCTCGCTGTACCAGCAACTGTTCTTAATCCATCTGGTGCTAAAAATATTAAGTCACCACCAATCTCTTGAATACTATAGCCACTTAAACAACCTACGTTCTTTGTTACAGGTACAATAGCTATATTACTTGAATCATTTATATTTATTAATTTAAATATACTGTTAGTACAAAATATAAATAACTCATTACGGAATCCTCTGATTCCTTCTATCTGGTCTTCTAAGACTATTGAGCCTGAACCAGTACCACTAAAACTTGTAGGGTCTAATGTAGAACTATAAAATACTGTACTTAAATTATCTTCAACTCCACCAGCTATTAAATGCTTATCATGAGTTGTAATATATTTAACACTTTTAGTTCCTGTTACAGTTATTTCTTCTGTAAAAAATGTTCTAGATGTTAATGCTCCTGTACCTTCCATTCTAAAGATGTAAGGCTTATTAGCTCCATCAGATATAATAACTTGACCATAGTCATAAGTAGGACCATCAAATAATGTAAATTGACACTGCCCTTGTCCAGTTCTAGTAAGAGTACTTCTTCCTGTAAAGGCTGTGTAATTATCTCCACTACTAGCTACAGAACTTCTACCTATGTTTATCCAAGTAGCTCCATCGTTACTAAAATATATTGCAGTTCCAGCAGTTACTATAACACCATCTGCATATGGAAACGTACCTAATATATTTGTTACACCACCTGTAGGCTGTGTAGCATTTGTAGTACCAAACTTTTGATACCCATTAATTCTTCTATAGCCACCTTCTGTAGAAACTTCAAAGTTTCTTAAGTCTTTTGCAACTCCGGGAGTCTTAAGTAAATCTATTACGTTAGATGAACTTACTAAACCTCCGTTGACTGCGACTGTATAAGGTTGACTAGTTGCCATTAGAAGTAAGTTCTATCGTCTGTCATATATTTTGGAGCTGGATTCATAAGATTAGATTTCATAGTTCTCATTGCTTTCTTATAATCATCTAATGCAAAAGCTGCTTGTTGTGGGCTTTCTTTAAACTGCCAAATATAATATCTTGTTCTTGCTGTTATGACATTACTATATTGTTCTGGTAAAACTATTGTATCTCCATGTGCTGATAAAGCTGTTGGCTTTACAAAAGCATAGAAGTGTACGTTATAAACTTTGTCAGGAAGAGGACTTAATCCAAACTTCCTATTGTCTGGTGATTTAATTACGAATCTAGGCTCACCATAAGCCTGTGTATCTGCATCATCTGCATTTTCACTATCTCTATAATATCTTTTCCAATCTGCTAAAGTAAGAAACTTTAAACCTTTGGAAACAAATGGAGTTGTTTCTCCACTTACATTTATAGTAGTAATGTAAAAATCATCCCAATCTATTGATGCATAGTCTGTAGTTATACTAGAACTATCAGACTTTAATGTATACCATCTTTGTCCAGCAACTGAAGGAACTGTTACGTTTCCATAGAAAGGGTCAGTCTCTCCACTTAATCCTGCACTAAAGAATGGTAGTTGTGGTTCTTCGTTTGCCACATCAAATATAGATTTATTAATTGCATCCTTTACAAACTTTTGAAAACCTATAGCAGTTGCAAAGTTTGCAGAAGTTAAAGGTATTTCGTTTAGTTCTCTAAGAACTTCGTTTGTTAAATCTAAATATGTTGTAGCCATTATTTTTTATGAACCTTTTGAATTGGAAAGTTTGCTTCTAAACTTGCACCNTTNTGTTTTACAAACTTACCTGTGTGTTTCATTAATTTAAANGTACCATTTTTTTGTTTCATCCAATGGTGTCCTTTTGGTGCTTTAACTTTCATAATTAGTTAGCTTTAGCTTTTGGTGTTCCGTTATATACAGGCTGACATCCATCCATCTTAACATCTCCACCATATTTGTAAGCCATACGTCCTTTCATCATAGGTTTTCTTTCTACTTTATTACCCATCATGTAGCTTTCTCTTTTCATTTTATTTTTCATTTTATATCCTAAAAAGTGGAGGAGACCGAAGCCTCCCCCGAGTGACAATTAGTCAATTACATAAAATGCACTTACTAAAGCATCATCTCTAAGTACTTTCGCACCATAGACATGTAAGCCTCTTACTATATCACCAAATGATGATGGGTCTCTCAACACTTCAGTTGAA